CTATTCTGTAATGTTAGGCTCAATGCGCAGGTTAAACGTTGCCGCGTCGGGATTTTTACGCGTGTTGCGCACATCTTTGGTGTATGTTATGCGACGCACTATTGTCTTTAGCAGGCGGTTTTTTTCCGCAATATCCGAGCTTACCCGATAGACCGCGAGCACGTTCTCAAAATGAGGAATAAAACTCTCGTGAAGTGCCAGATTTTCTTGGTATTTTTGTATCTCGATCTTCAACTCCGATATTTTATTCTCCAGATCTTCCCGTTTTGCATTCAGATTAGCGCTGCGTTCCTTGAATATATCGACCGTGTATATTCCTTGCTCCAACAGATCGTAAGTTCTGTCTATCTGATTTTTCACTTTGTCTAACTCTACTGTAAATTCGGACAGATTTTTTCTGTAAACCTCGAGCGTTGATTCCGGGAGCAGGGGGGAATTCTTTTCAACATTGATCTTATATTCTTCGATCCAGCCATCAAGGAAATCCAATACAGCGTGTTCGACAAGATCCAGCTTGCTTGCGACGGTATCACAATATCTGTTTGAGCATTTCAGAGTTGCGCAGCGGCAGCGGCTGTTTTCACTGAGACGTGTCATTGCAGCTCCGCATTTTCCGCAGAAGATCAATCCCGACAGCGGATTTTTCAGCGACAGATCGGTCTTGACCGGAGCTGTGGTTCGCCGTTTGAGTGTTTGCTGTACTTGGTTAAAATCGTCCTCGGAGATGATTGGAGGGTGCAAACCGTCAACATATACGCAATTCTCGTTCTTCTCGCGGTGCTTTACGACGCTGCCGTCCGCAAGTTCTTTTGTGTATTTACGGTAGCCCCATCGCATTTTACCTATGTAGACGGGATTTTTAAGAATATTAGCGACTGTGGAGTTGCACCACGGTTTTCCGCTGCGTGGTTTTATTCCCATTAAGTCCAGCTTTTTGGCGATCACCGATTTTCCGTCACCCTGAAGATACATTTCAAAGATCAACTGTACGACCTTTGCTTCGGTGGGATCAGGTTCAAGCGTATATCCCTTATCCTTTTTGATTTTTACCTTGTTGTAGCCGTATGGCGCGGCAGAGCCTATGAAACGCCCTTCTTTCGCCGATTCAATGCGTCCGCGCTGAATACGCCTGCCAATGATCTTGAACTCGCGGCGAGCCATAAAAAGCTCAAATTCAAAGTACTCCTCGTCAAATTCCGAATTCGGGTCATACACCTTTTTCGGAGTGATTATCTTCGTCTCAGACATACGGAACGCCCGGGCGATTATTCCTTGGTCTATGGTGTCACCACGTGCCAATCGGTCAATATCCATGCAAAAAACGCCCGTGTACGTCCGTTTCTCGATTGCTCGGAGCAGGTTCTGTATCTGCGGCCGCCCCTCAATACTGTCGCCCGAAACGACCTCCTCGTAAACGTCGTCCACGGTCAAGCCCATTTTTTTCGCCAGAGCGTACAGCATTTTCTTGTGCCGAGCCAGCGTTTCGCCCTCGCCGTGAGCTTCTGCATCCAAATCGGCGCGGGATTTTCGGAGGTACATTGCATATCTTTCCATATTACACCTCACTTGTGGTTTTGCAAGCGATTGCAAAAAGTACTAAAGATAATCATTTCTATAGTTTGTTTAAATCGATTGTATACCCCATTTCACGAAGCTCTTTTAGCATTTTATATTTCCATTCATCACCTGTATATACTATTCCTTGCAAGTCTGATGGAAATTCCAAATCACCGTTAGAAAGAATAATCACTCTATTTCTTCCTAATTTTCCCATAAAGTACCCCGTTTCCAGAACAACATTTTGCCTTGCCCGATCCCGTTCATCATTTTCTTTTTTACCTTTGCCAATATCATCGGGAGAGAAAATGCATATTGCTGCACCAACATTATCATATTTTTCTATCTTTTCAATTATCGTCTTTCCGTAGTTTACTTCATCGCTTAAAATGATAGGATGTATGCCCTGTTTTTCTATTTGACGCGCAACCGCCTCTCTCATTTCACCGTCATGTCCATGGACAATGAAAATTTGTGAAAAATCTATGTTTGTATGTGTGATGACAGTGGAGAATTTATCGTTTTGGATTTCATCCGCTTTTTCCACCATATTCTCCTCCATTTCTTCCAAATATGCCTTTATTACTGGTAGAGCTTTTTTACAATTAAAAATAAACAAATGATTAGGTGGTGGTTTCCAAATTATTTCTTTAAAATAATCATATATCGAACTATTTTTCCCAAATGTGTTCTTAAGGAACCTTCCTGTCTTAATTTCCCAAATTTTATATTCTTCATCATTGCTAAACGTTTTTTTGCAGTTGAAAGGCTTTCTACTTCATTATAAAGTCTTTGAAGTTTTTCATAATCAGTCATATCGTCACCTCATATTTTTTTCCCATTTTGAAAACAAATGCAAAAATTCGATACTTATATGTATACTTCAACCTCGGCGGTATATTTGCCGTCGTCATCGCATTCTATTTTTTTCAGAATGCCGACCGCCCTATCCTTTGATCCAAGGAAATCCTCGGCTTTTTTGGGTAGAGTTCCAATCTCTCCGCTACTGCCCCAAACTATATATTTTTCGTTTTCTCCGTAATTGTCAAGTTCGACCGTGAGCGCTTCGCCCACACTGCAAAGTTCCAGATTGTCCTGACGCAAGTTGTCCAAAGCGTCTTTTTGGCGTATTCCAGTGAGTTTAAAGCTCTCCTTCCGCATAGCGTCAAGCTGCTTATAGAAGCCTATTTTATATTTGATCTTATTTTGTGAAATATCAATACTGCTTATGAAACCCGAAATCGGGTCACCGTTCTTCAACCAGCGATTAGTCATCTCCTGAGTTTGCCCCCGATATATATAGCCGAGTTTGCGGTCGTTCTGCCAGATTGAAACAGCCTTGTTATCGTTTGGATTTTCAGGCTCTTGTTTAAAAGTGATTTCTCCGCCAAGTTCTGCATTTAGTTGTGCTGCGTTGGTGTCAATCATGCACAATTCATTTTCGTAATCGTATTTCAGTCCCATTCCATTCGTAATAGGCAAAAAGCATGGCATGGGTTTATATTTGGGAGATGTCTGTGACTGTGAAGTATATGATTGAACGGTTTTTGTTATTGGAGCGGATTGCGACCGTAGTTGTGCCGGAGCGACTTGTGGTTGTGGTACTACCGGAGTAACTTGTGACTGGGGTACTTGTACACAAATGGGTTGTGGGACGGTGGTAACTTGTTGTAGTGGTGTTTGCGTTTGGGCATAGTGCGAGGTCGGAACGGTTTGAGCTATTCCGCTGAATTTATTTGTACAAATTAAAATTATATCAACAATCCACCCAATACCGCATAGTCCACAGGTTAAAAGGTATAAAATTCCCGATTTGGTTTTACCAACATAGAAACGGTGTATTCCCAGATAGCCTAAGACTACACATAGTATCAAAGTAACTGTTTTATTCTTTTCGGTCATTTTGTCAAATCTCCTCAAAATGTTATTTTATATTGAAATACGTTATTTTTTAACAAATCCCAGACAAATGGGAAAAGTTATGCTATAATAAATATCAGCACCGGTGACTATATGAAAGGAGTACATAATCGTGGAAGATAACGCACAAATCACCGACAATGAATCCGACGGGTTTTCGGCGGAGACGTTGCGTGCTGCCAAGTTGTTCGAGCGGCTTGCGCCCGAAGTCAGAAATGCCTTGTTAGCGTTTTTACGCCAATTCGACAATGATGATTAGTTTCTTATCCCGTTGCTGAAAAGCAGCGGGATTTTTAATTAGTGAAGGCCTCCAAAAAATTTAAAAGAGCCATCTTTTTATCGTCTGGGAGATTTTCAAACAGCCTAATAAACTCTAGGGTCTCCGGAGCAAAGTCTGTTTTAGCTCCTTGTTGGTTGTCGGTGTTGCCAAGCAGATAGTCGGTGCTTACGTTGAAGTGGGCAGCAATTTTTGAAAGAATATCGCCTTTTGGAACACTACCGCTCTTCCATGCAGTCCCTTTAGATGTGCTGATATTTAACTCTTTTAAAAGAGCCGTAACAGTTGTGCCTTTGGATTTGCATAGGGCGTTTAAATTGTCATAAAACATAAAAACCTCCTTGATAAATTCTAAAATCGGAATTATAATATAATTAACACGGAATGAGCCGTGAAAAATTCTCATCCAAAAGGAGAACATATAATGAACCATTTTGAATTTACAAAAGAACACGTATTTTATGTCGCATTAAAAAATGGACACACCTTTGCTTATTCTGGAGATACAATCGTAAAGTTAGAAAATAATCACATTATTGTTACCCAATACGGAAAATTTAGTGCGGCGTTTGATTTATCCGAGATCGCATTTGCAACCGGAACTAGTGTATATTACAATCCTGATACAATGACCATTAGTCTAGACCATGAGGATAAGCCGCTTAAACCAGAGGAATAAATTTTTCAATTAATAAGTTTAGTGCCGCACCTTTGTGCTTGTCGGCAAATTTAAGGAATTTTGCCCACACTGTATCATCTCTGATTTCATCCAAAAAATCATAACCTTTTGGGGTAATTCCGGTTATTATGTACTCATCTACGCTATCATCGGCATATAATACAGAGGCATTGATGAATCCGCTGTTGTGAAGAATATCCAAGTGGTGCAATATTTCGGGAGTGCTTACACCTTCCATTTTCATTGACAGATATTTGTAATCAACAAAAAACCGCTCTTGCGTCATTGATATTTCGAGGTTCTCTTCAATTAAAAGCATTATTTGTCTTAAACATTTAAGGTCATATTTCATAATATTTCCTTTCCACCGTCCACAATGGGCGGTTTTGTTATTTTCAACAAAAATTATTGTAGGCATTTATTAATTTATAACTAAAATTCTAAAATTAGAATATTTACGCTTGACAAATTCTGAAATCAGAATTATAATAAACTTGTCAAGGAAATTTGGCAAAGAATAAAGCCGCCGAAACGGATATAAAAAACTTGACAAATTTATTATATCACGTTTGGCGGATTTTGTCAACATACCTTGATAATTCACAGTTTAATTAGGAATAGAAACGAGGTGAAACTAGTGGACAAACCTGAATTAGAAAGATTTCGATTCTTCCTCGAGTTTGACGATGAAGAACTACAGGAAATCATGCACAAAATGGAACAAGCGCTGGATACGTTTAAAGATTGTGTATATCAATTAGAAAAACTCGGAATAGCAAAGGTACAGAGAAAAGAGACCGCCAACGGCAATTGACGGTCTGACTCGAAATTATTCATCGGATTCTTCTAACTCATTGACAAATCCATTAAGCACTTTTGCGATATTATCAATCAAGTTATTTATGTCTCCAATAGTGCATGGGTTTGATTGCAAACCATTACTGGGAGCAGAAGAGTATTTGAAGTCTCTGATGAGTTTTCTCAGTTTTGCTGTGTTAATTTGTTTCTTCTCCATACTTTTTCTCCTTTCGTAGTATTTCGGCTTGGCAGAGCCGATAGGTACATTATAGCACAAAGGATGATGAAAATCAAGAAAGTGAGGTGAAACAGATGAACGACAAAGCCGGAGCGGCAATGGAGATTATGCAAGTGCTTGAAAAGCACAACGCTACCGTTGACGATGCAAAATGGCTTTTCAGGGAAATACAATTGCGCATTTTGTCATCAACAACGATAGCGTCCAAGGACTATGCCAAAGCAATTAATCATTATTTTGAGGATTAACCGGTGAGTATGTCATTATCTATAAATCAAAAAAGGGGTGAGAGAATGGACAATTACAGAGAGCTTCGCGCCGAGGTAAGCAAGCAGAAGGTACTGCGTGATATGACCAACGGGGATCTTGCAAGGATCACTGGCTTACGAAAAAGCACGATTGACGGGTTCATGTGCGGTCAGCGTTACAGTAAACTCGTTGCCAACAAACTCCGAGAAGCGCTGAATATTCCGGGAGATCTGGCAAGCTAGGAAAGCGAGGCAAGTATTCGGCAAGTGTACAACCTGCCGGAGCATAGAATTTAACAGGAGGTGTTATTATGGCAATAATCAAACGGTTCATAGCGAGCAACGGTGCGCATATCGAAGTGGACGACAGCGCGATCGCGGGTGTTTCCAAGGAGGAAATGCAGAAGCGTATTGACCTTATGCTGAAAACCGCAAAGGAAATCGCGATAAAAAATGAACTGCGCCGCCTTGCTGCCGAACGTGACAAGCTCAAAGCCGAAATGTAAAATCGGACAGGACGTTTAAAGAGTGGACAAGCTCTTGGAAAGGACGTGAACCAATGGACGAGAAAATTAAGCGTATCTTTCACAAACATTTTGACGATGAGTGTGCGCTCGCCGAACGCCATCCGCGGTGTGTCGAGTATTCCTATTCGCAGGAACTGCTTATTGATGTTTACGCTGACATTTGCGGCATCTCCTACGATGCAGCGGCGGCGGAGCTCCACGCGATAACAGCTAGGAGGGACGAACAGTGACTAAAAAAGAAACGACGATGCGGCTGATTATTACGAACGTTCTGTTCTGGCTCGGGCTGATCGTATGCTTATGTGCAATGGGACATCTGGACTACTTGGACAAGCATTGCGTTGCGTATGGGCTTGACGAGTTTTGGATTGCTTCGGCGAAGGGCATTGTGGGGCTAATACTTATGGCGGTAGGAATGTTCGTCGGACGGAACTTGGAGTTCGACGAGGAAAGCGGGGACGACGATGACAGAAGTGATTTGTGACAGAGCAAGCTGCGCTAATTATCTTAACGGATATTGTACGCTTGCAGCGATTGAGATAGACGGTGGTGAGTGCTGCGACTATTGCTATGACGGTTATAAGAAAGGCAAGGACTATCAGACCGAATATTTCATAGTGTGGACAGACTGCAAAGAAAAATGGCGCAAGCGTTGTCAAGGCAAGCGGATAATTATCAACGGCGAGGAGTTCTTCACCGAGGACGACGACCGCCAAAACCCCGAAGCTGTGCGTGTTACTCACGGCAGGACGGGAGTTTATGCGGGAACTGTTAAATCAGTACAAGAGCATTGGGACGAGATAGTAAAACGCGCTGCGGGATACCCCGATGTGATGACATTGCCGTTAAGGGAGAGCACTGAGACGGAGGTGACAGTATGAATAAATATGGTAATATCAAATGCGCGGGCTGCGGCTCGGAGAATATGAAGATGAGCGCCGATTATGACGGGCTTGACGAACTGAGCGCCAAGGGCGAGGGTTCGGGATTTTGCGTGGTGGTCAGCTTGGAGTGTGTGGATTGCGGGAGAGTTTACCCCATATGCCGCGTCAAAGACTTCTGCGACGTGAGCGATATTGTTTCGGTTTTGGAGAGGAAAGATGAGCAGAAAACGTAAAAATTCCATAGACGAGATAGTCTCGCAAGCGGAATCCGAGGGTCTTTCCTACGGGCAATACGCCGCTCGGGAACACCCGGTTACCGTTAAGCGCCACATTGTCGATATTGACAAGCCGTGCGGTATGTCCACCATTCAGGCGGCGCTCCGAGTAGACTGCCCGAGATTATGCGCAGAGGTGATACATTCGGAACAGCCGACACCAATGCCGCCCGTTCGGACGCAGGTCAAAAATATGCTCTGTACGGTGACAGAGCCAAATAAGCGTGAACATTTCGGCCGCAAAGGCTTGCCGTCTGAAATGGTCGTGAGGATCCGCGCGCTCAGAGCACAGGGCTTGACACACAGAAGCATTGCGTTGGAATGCGGTATCAGTTTATCGTCGGTTAAAAGATATCTCAGGGAGGATCAATCGTGAACAAGGTTATAATGATGGGCAGGATCTGCAATGATCTTGAATTGAAAACCACACCGAATGGTATAAGCGTATGCTCGTTTCGCATTGCGGTAGACCGTAATTACCAAGTCAAGGGAGAAGAGAAGAAAACGGATTTTTTTAACGTCGTGGCTTGGCGGGCGGCTGCGGAATTCGTTACAAGGTATTTCGCAAAGGGCAGAATGATACTTGTCGAGGGCGAAATGCAGACGCGCAAATATGAGGACAAGAACGGCAATCCCGCGACATGGTATGAGATAATTGCGGACCAACTGCATTTTACGGGTGAGAAAAGCGTCGCCGGCAGCGCTCCGGATTCTCCGCCGTTACCGCCCGAGCCGCCGCAGTATGAAAATAAGAGCAAGCCGTCAAATAATGAGCCGCCCTCGCCCGATTTTGCCACTGCGGATGACGACGATTATCCGTTCTGACCGTTTTGAAAGGTAAGGTGATGAAGTGCGTATCGAAAACAAGTGGGTAGTCCGCGAAACAAGAGATGATCTATATTTCACGGGAATGAACGCCGAAAATTACCCCGTGCTGGAGAGCCTGAACAGCCGAGCGCGGACGTACAAATCCGAAAAGGCGGCGAAAATGGCGATCAATAGGATCGGAGCGGTCGAGTGCTGCGAGTTTGCCGCCGAGTACATAAAATCCGAGGAAGTCCCCGATGTTCCGCAGGACAAGCCACCGGACGAGCCGCCGATCATCAAGTATGACGAGGGCTGGAGCATTGTTGATACATTTGGTAAGAAAATACTCTATTTACGTAAGGAAGCGGCGTGCCGATACATTTACGCGGTGCTCTGCGAGGACGGTAATCTGCGGGGCTTCGGATTTGATGAAATGGCGGCGTGGACTTGGTACAGCAATTACCGCCGGGATATCGGCGCAAGGCGGATCGGGAAGCGCTTGGGAAAACAACAGAACAGCGGGAGGGGGAATGCGGAGAAATGACTTGTCCGATATGCAAGAAAACCCACAAGGAGAACGGCAGCTGGATGCGGTGTCCAAAGTATAACGCTCCGGTCTGCGAAAAGCATTGTAAGAACTGCGAATACCACACCGATTACGGCGGCACCTCGGTAGTTCATTGCACGTTCCTCAGAAAGCAGAAATAAAAAAATCCCCGCCGAAGCCGGCGGGAAAAGCAGAAAAGTGAAAATCATTTTTGCAATCGCTTGCAAAAATCACCCTATAAATATTATATCACTTTTCTACTCAAAAGTCAATAGGAAAATTCAAAAAAATGCGGCACGAACGCCGTCAAAAAGGCGTTCACAATGCCGCTTGACGGGCTTGTAATGAGTATTGACAACTCTGCCGTTTTTGAATTTTCCGGGGAGAGTGATCCGATATTTTATGAAGCATACCTTTATTCGGGAAAAGTCCTTAAGCCGATATAATTGTCGGTACAAGGAGGTCGATTGGTTCACGTACTCGCAGGAGGAAAAAGAGGCTGTCAGAAAACCGCGGCAGTCCAGAACACGGGCTTCTCCTCCGAAGATCAAGGACATGAACGACGAGTATTCGAGAAAATATTTCCGCTGGCTGTTTCACAACAATTTTAAGGCGGGAGATTATACGGTAACTTTGACGTATGCCAATCTCACGAACAAGAAGCAGGCGCAGAAGGACTTTGCCAACTACATCAAGCGATTGCGGAGGCTGTACAGCAAGCTCGGTCTGGAATTAAAATACCTTTACGTTTATGAGGGCAAGGTCAAGGGAACGCGTCCGCACTTCCACATTGTTCTCAACAGCGGCGCGGGTATCAGCCGCGACGATATCGAGAAGCTGTGGAAGCTGGGGCGGACAACTCAATCGCGGCTGCTGCAGCCCGACGACGGCGGAGAGCTTTGTAAGGCGCTGTGCGATTACCTCGCAAAGGAGATGAAGCAAGCGTCAAAATATGAACGCTCGTGGAACTGTTCAACCAACCTGCTCCGCCCCGACACCATTACCGACGACAACAGCGTATCCAAAAAGCGTATGCGCAAAATACAGGACGCTGCGCGAAACGACGAGGTGAAAAAGTACATCGAGAGGCTGTACATAGGCTGGGCGCTGGTAAGCTATTACATTGGCACAAACGAGATCACGGGTCGGCCGTTCGCGCGGTTCAGGCTCGTCAGAAAGAGAAAATACGGTCATTATGTATCGCTGTATAAAGCGATCTGCAGGAAAGGAAAATCACCATGACAGAAAAAACAAGAAAGATACTCGGAGAAGCAAAAACAGCGTTCGAGAAACGCACGCTCGCGTATATCGAGCCTATCCTCACGACGATGAACGAGGAGGATATCGAGGGCAAAAAGCTGACGCTGGCGGGATGTTGGAAGTTCTGCCACGGCAAAGGCAGGAAGCTCGCTGTGGGTGGCTGCGCGGATATCAGCGAGGAACAGGAACGAGGTTGGGTGCGTGAGTACTTCGGCATTGAGGGAGCGGACGAGCCATCAGCGCCCAAGCCTTCCGTGGATAAGCACTCAAAGCTGCTCGATTTCGATCTTGACAGTATGTTTGACTAAGGGGGGTGAGCTTGAGTGAAAGGTTTAAAGGCTGTCAAACAGCTCCCCGTAAAACCACAGATCAAAGTGCTTGTGGAAAGCGTCAATCAAATTCCCTTGTATTACCGCAGTGAAAGCTACATCGCATATACCGCCGACGTTGTACAGTTATCGGTCGGAGAAATGCTTATTGTATGCGTTTACCAAAACAAAGATTCGTCAAAAAAGAAGCATAAGGCAGAGCTTCGGATCATGGAACGGCACTTTATTTCATCGGCGGGTGATATCGCGGCGGAGTGCTATTCGAGCGATCTTACTGTTAGACCGGGCAAATTTACTGTTACTACCTCGCGTGTGGGCAGCTGGGAAGTATCAAGTGCCGCGGACGGAATGAAATACGAGCGTCATATGCAGTATTTTATTCCTTATGAGAAAGCCGATGAGATCATATTTGATTTTGCTGAACGGCATAATCTTTTTGAGTTTGTAAAAAGAACGTATTCCGAATATACGAAGAAACGTATATATTCGAGCGGCTTGTGCTGGCTTGCCGCTTACCAGATGAAATACAAGGACATAAAGGCAAAGCAGGCAAAGGAGCGGCTGCAGCAGCGAACGTCGGCGCGTATGGAGCAGATAGACGATTCTCATATGGGAGAATTTGAAAACTGGCTTGCCGAAGAAAAATTGACGGAAGCTCCGTGGTTTTACAAGTTCAAAAAGCGGATCGCGGAGGGCGTCTGCGGAGCGTGCGGCAAGGTCTCAACGATCCTAGGTGTGAAGAACAAGAAAAAAGGAACGTGTCCGCATTGCGGCAGACCGATCCAATATATCACCGTAAAGAACGGAGACAAAGTGGTAGTTGAACAATTCAAGGCGACGTTTGTTGAGGCTATTCCGACCGCAAACGAGTTTGTTGCGCGTTATTTTACCGTGACCAAACGGTATGAAAACGATAATCTTAAGGCAAATTTCAAGTTTTCCACCTATGAAACGCAACGGGAATTCTGGGGTGCAAAGAATGGGGAGATCGTTCATACGGGCTTGTATAACGTGATATACACTTATGACAGAGACTGCTCGGTGCGCTGGGACAGAATACCGATAAACAGTTATTATAAAGACCCGGGAATGGTTTTCCCAGGAAATATTCTTGACATTACCAAATCGCTTGCGCATATGCTCGGCAGCAAGCGGCTGGAAAATATGGATCTTCGGCCGCTGTTTGAAAATAATACTGGCTTTGCACCATCCGGTATTTTTGCTAAGGTGTTGACAATGCCGGCAATGGAAAGCATGGGTAAAATGAAACTGTTTAACATTGCGTTCGATTGCAGACTGCAGCAGCAACTTGAGGTTGCATACGGAACACAACAGGTCGCCGAGATTGGAAGCCCCGCCAAGCTGCTCGGTGTAGACAAAATAGTGTTGGCGCGGTTCGCAAAAATGAATATCACAAGCTATGAGTATCAATTATGGCGCAATTGGGGATTGACTGCTAACGATCTCGATGTTTTTGAAAAATTTATTTCAGAATACGGTCACTCACTTTTGGATATCGCGACACTATTTAAAAAGCATGGGCTCGTTAAATTAGGCACTGCGGCGCGGTATCTTGACAAACAACGATCGAAGTTCGGTCTCAGTGCCGAAGATGCAGTTATATACTGGAGAGATTATCTTGCTATGTGCAGGACTACAGAGACGGAGCTCAAGCTTCACAAAGATCTGCTCTTTCCTGCGGACTTGAAAAAAGAGCACGACCGATACGCTGAGATGAAAGCAAACATTAAAAACGCCGCTTACATTGAGGGTTTGGCCGAACGTGAAGATCTTCTTGTTAATCTGACGTTCGCGGACAATGATTTCATTATCGCACCGTTAAGCAATGTGAGGGATTTTGTCAATGAAAGCAACGAGCTGCATCATTGTGTAAAAACGTATATAGAACGCTGCTCCAAGGGCGAGACCAACATATTTGTTTTACGAAAGGCAGACGAACCCGAAAAGCCGTATTTCACGGTGAATATAGGCAACGACGGTCATCTCATACAGAATCGCGGATCGCATAACTGCCCTCCGCCTAAGGAAGTACAGGATTTTGTGAGAAAATGGCTTACATTTGTCAAGAAGAAGCTGAAAACATTATCGCTCGAACCGGGCGGCAACACGGACGATACAGAAAATCGAATCAGGATAGGAGCGTAAATTATGGACAACAATGAAATTATGACTACAGCGGATCAGGAACGCGCGGAACTGCTTGACGTGCGCATCAACGCAAACGCGCAAGTCATGGCGAGCAGCATGGCGGAAATGGGGCGTGACCTCAAGGCAATGCGCGACGAGCAGCTTTACAAGACGTTGAACTGCGATACCTTCGAAGAGTACTGCAACGAAATGACGCCGATAAAGCAGCGCATGGCATATAATTTCATCAAGTGCTGGGAAGAGTATGGCGATCAGCTTAACCAACTGTCGAACATCGGTATCACCAAACTCACGCTTATGACGGCGCTTGATGACGAGGACCGCGAGGATCTCATCGAAAGCGGCGAAGCGGAGGCATTATCAACCCGCGAACTAGAAAAGCGTATCAAGGAGCTGCAGAACAAAAACGAGCAGCTGACTTTCGAGCTTGACGAGAGATCCAAAGAGGAAAAAGCCGCCGAAGTGCTTAAACAGCAGATCGAGCGGCTGAACGTCGAGCTTGAAGCGGCAAAGGCCGTGCAAAATCAGCAGAAAGAACGCGCGGATCTGCTTGAAAAGCAGAACGAGGAGCTTTCCAAGCGTCCGGTAGACGTGGCAGTTGAAAAGCCCTCGGCGGAGGAGATCAAGAAAATTGAGAAAGCCGCTGCCCAAAAAGCGGAAAAGGCTGCCAAAAAGCAGCATGATAAGGAGATCGCGAAACTTCGGGAACAAATGGCGGCAGCGGAGAAAGACAATGCCGAAAAACTCGAGCGGCTGAGATCCGAAAACGCCTCTTTGCAATCGCTTGCAAAAAAGACGCCGCCAAGTACGCAAAAGGAGCGCGTGAAATTCCATGTTGAGGAATGTCTGCGCAATTTTAACGCGGCATTGGAGGCAGTGAACGCGCTGCCGGAGGAAGAACGCGGAAAGCCCGTTGCGGCAATGACAACTATGGTCGGAAAAATGACGGAGGCTTTATTATGATCAAGAAAAAGCGCGTGGCGGCGATATGCAAAGCACAGCGGCGGTTGATAATGCAGACAACGCCCGACAATGTTCAATGGATAGGCGACGGCAGGGCAATGTACATACTCGCGGGCATCGAGCCGATGTCCGCGGAGAGCATTGCCTCGATGCTGGACTACACGGAAAAGGATATCGCGAACATATCCTTTTCCGACGGCAGCTTGCCTGGGGATCTGTTCGGTGAGGACGACAGTGCCGATATTCAGATCGAAACACAGCCCAAGCGCGTTATAATCAAGAATGCGGAATATCTGATCTTTGAAACGGGAACTAAGCTGATTTTCATCGACGGTGAATGTTTGAAGCCGATAATTGCCGACGACCAGACCACCTACTTTATGCGGACATTCCCAGGAAGCAGGCACAACGTCTTGTGCGTTAAAAAAGGATTTCTGCCCGAGGCAATTATCGCGGGTATCGAGTTCAAGGAGGATTTCCTCAACACTTGGTTTGACGAGCTGGGAGGAATTATAAACGCGATTACGGAGAAGTACATTTCAAATCTTGACTATGCCGGTGATTTCGACGAGCAGATGAAGCTGGAGGAGAGCGGCGATGAATGCTAGAATTTCTTTCAAACCCTGCCCGTTCTGCGGTTTATTAACGGAGAGGTGATAATATGATACCAAGAGAATTATACCCTACGCCCGACGTGGTGGCGTGTAAGATGGTAGCCCTTGTTGATTTAAATAAGGTTGAAACAATCCTTGAGCCATCAGCAGGCTACGGCAATCTTGCGGAGGCAGCGGCCAGAGCATATGACATACATCATTATCGCGGATTTTCTGAAAGGGAGAGTGATCCGTTCCATTCCGAGGTAATTGATCTTGTCGAGATTAATGAAAAGTGCCGAGCGTATCTCAAATCCAAGAACGCAAACGTGATAGCGGATGACTTTTTAAAACTGCAAACATTCAAACGTTACGATCTTATCATTATGAATCCGCCGTTCTCCGACGGTGTTAATCATTTGCTGAAAGCGATTGAAATGCAGAAATACGGCGGACAAATCGTGTGTTTGCTGAATTCCGAAACTATCAACAATCCTTACACGTTGGAACGCAAGGTTCTTGCTGAAAAAATCAAGCAGTATGACGGCAAGGTTTACGATTATGGCACATGCTTTGCAAATTCGGAACGCCCAACAGATTGTTGGGAAACGGTTGAAAACGTTATGGCGAAAGCCCAGAACGAAGGGCTGTCGCAGAATATTGAATTTAAATATTTTACAGTAACGTTCTACAAAAAAGGAACTGCGCACATTGTATTCAAGGATATGGAGCTTCTGAAACGCTTTAACATATTCGCGGGTCAACGCGAGGGTGGTCTCCCGCCGTCTTATGGCAAAAAGGCATATTCCGATATGACGGAACGTGAAAAAGCGATCATTGACGAGTTCCAAGGCGAGGACGACTACAACGAGGTTTTTCTCAACAACGATAAATATATCGTTACGGGAGAGAGCTTTTTGGCATTGGAGATGGAAAATGGCTAGATATGTTGATATTGAAAACAGCGGCAAACTCGCTGAAGCTATGTACAATTTGTTTAGTAAATGTCACTTGAATTATAAAGTCGGGTGCTTCGCAGATGATTGTAATGAATGTATACGGCGTTTCTTATCGCCTTATGGGAGCAGTCACTTGCTTCCTGCCGCCGATGTTGCGCCTGTAAAACATGGGCATTGGATTGAAGAAGGAGATATACAAATATATGCTCTGAATGCGGCGAAGAACACTGCTGGCAGGATTACAGAGCCTCTTACTGTGAAGACTGCGGCGCGAAGATGGACGGAGAGGACGGTGACAGCAATGGATAGACATTCTTGGACAACGGCAAACCCGCGTTCAAACACGGCGCCTGCATTTATAAAATTAACGTTGCGGACAGGCTTTGCGCTTACGAGGACACGGGGCTTACGCCCAAAGAAATAACCTCATTGATTGCCGACAACAAGCGGCTGCACGCTCTCGTTGATACAATTGAAGAAGTTTTGAAAGGAAAATGAAATGGGATATACAGATGACAGGGAAGAAGCCCGGGCGAGCCGTGCGGCTGCTCTTCGACACAAAAAGTCAATACTTGGCAGACTGGATTATTACAGCATTTTAGACGAGCTTAATGACATTGAAGCGGGATGTTCGGAAATTGCGTGGTTTGACGATGAGAATATCACAGCTCTTCTGGGAAATGATGGCGAAAGCGACAATGAATTTCGTCTTATCGCAACGGAGCTTTTCAACGAGGCTTGCGGGCTGCTCGCTCAGCTTAATGACGAAAATTGGCAGTCGGGTGTTGATATAAAAGAGGTTTTTGATGATGTTATGAACGCTATGGCGGGAAGCTCCGAACCGCGCTTTGGATATGACACTTACCTCGAAGAAGATTGCCTATTGACAAATTATGAGTGCGGGCTTGCAAAAGACGCTGCGAAAAAACGACTCTCTAAATACACAAAAGAACAAATTCTAAATCTTACAGGCGAATGCTTTGACATCGCTCTGAAATGGCTTGATATTGTATCTGGATATGATTATCTCAATGCGACATTGGGTGTTATGAAGGACGATAAAACAGCAATTTTAAAGGCGATCAAGCGCGTGGACGATGCGTATAACGCTGCTGCAAGCAATGATTTTTACGGCAAAGAGGGATCACGGTTTGATAATATCGTAAGCGATTTGCCCGAGGATGTTTGGGTAATTTGAGAAAGGACAGCCAATGACACGACAAGAAGCATTACAAGTCGCTAAGCCCATTCTGTTCAATACGGATATGGTGAGGACGATACTTGGTGGCAGAAAGACGGTTACAAGGCGGCTCGTGAAACCACAGCCGCCGAAAGACGCAAGCGGAACATATGAGCGTATGGACAATGGAAACTTCCAGCTTAAAGTCGCACCTTATGAGCACATTTACGACTATGAGATAAAGCCGCGATATCGGGTCGGCGATATTCTCTACGTTCGGGAAACGTGGTGCAAGGGCAGCCTTGACTACGGCAAAGAGCAATATTATTACAGAGCCGACAATATAATTCCCTATTGCACATGGCATCCGTCAATCCACATGCCCAAAGAGGCGGCGAGGATTTTCCTGCGCGTGACAGACGTTCGCGCGGAGCGGTTGCAAAACATAATCACAGGTGATTACAGAACGACTCTTAACATCAAAAGTGAGGGTTTGATCTCTCCGTGTTGCTATTGCATTTTGAACGGCAACTGCGAGGATTTTATTACTCAAGGTTCATGCCGACTTTTTAACGAGTTTATCAAATTATGGGACAGCACCATCAAGAAATCAGACCGTGACAATTACGGCTGGGAGGCTAATTCATGGGTCTGGGTTATCGAGTTTGAGAGACTGGAGGTAACGTAATGAAGAGATCACACATGGCACTTTTAACAGCAGCCTGCACCACGATCATGAGCGCGGGCTTGCCGGTTGGAGGAATGTTTGATACTCCTCCTACCGTTCCCTACGACGATAACCCGCGACGCTCACAAGGTGCTCGGGAGTTCAAGCATAAGAAGCGGCGGCGCAGGGCTGCCGGCAAATCAAGGCGAGAAAACAGGAGGAAACGATAATGTTTGAGATAATTGTACTTGCGTTCACCGTATTATGCGTGGCAATAAATCTTTTTTTGTTGCTGATGACATATAAGGTTTTTCGTTTGTATGATGAACTGTTTGATGTTCAAGAGGAACGCTTTAAAGATCTAACGAAATTATGCATTGATTTGGTGAGCGAAGCTATCACAAGGGTCAGCGGAAAGAAAGGTGGCAGTAATGGACAAACTTAGAGGTCTTTGGCGCGGAAGGCTGATTGACAAAGATGAGCAGTCTGATCGTAACGAGTGGGTCGAGGGTTTTCTCGCGAAACGCACGAAATCGTATGCCAAAATTGTTAATGATGAAAATATGGTGAACTATGTTGACCCCGAAACCCTCGGCGAGTGTACGGGATGGACCGACAAGAATGGCGTGAAGATCTTCGAGGGGGATATTGTGCGAAACAGCGTTGGAGCTTTATATGTCATAAAATGGGATACGGAAAGGCTGGCGTTTGTGTTTGAATGCTTTTCGTGCAAAAAAGCGAAATCGTCACGCCCTCTTGTGGTAACTTATGAGGTCATCGGCAACGTCCACGACTACCCCGAACTTCTGAGAAATGAGGAAACCAAATGAAATACTACACAATCGACACGGAAACCACGGGTTTAAATCCGGACGAGGACGAGATATTGCAGCTGTCGATCATAGACACAAAAGGCAGCGTAGTTTACGACAGCTATTTCCGCCCAGAGCGGCACACGAGCTGGGAGGACGCAGAGAAAATTAATCACATCACACCCGAATCGGTGGCAGGCGCACCGTCTATCAAGGAAATGCTGCCTATGCTTAATGCCATTTTTGCGGATTGCAGCATAATAATCGGGTATAATACCGGATTCGACCTTGAATTTCTGCAAAAGGCGGGCGTGAAGTTCCGTGAAGATACAGCAATAATTGACGTGCAGGCTATGTTTATGCCAATCGCTGGAGAATGGGATTGGAAGCGAAATCGGTATAAGTGGCAGAGTCTTGTTGAATGCGCGAAATACTGCGGTTACAAATGGAACGGCGAGGCACATGACAGCTTGGCGGACGCTCGGGCGACATTGTTCTGCTATGCAGCGCTTGCAGTAAAAGCGGGCATTACAGTGCATAGAGAAACCAAAGAGGAGTGACTGATATGGGTAAAATGAAAAACCGAACTCAAAAGCAAAAAGAAACGCATGACCTTGCGGTCAAGCTCCGCAAACTGTCCGATGAGCAGCTGGTCGAGCGGCTGACAGCGGCACTCACCGCAGCAGATACCAATCCGCCGAACAAGGTCGAGAATTTCCTGCGGGAGTTGGAAGCGGAAAAGCCGCGCGGTATCGGAGAGGTAACGCTCAAGAAAATCGGGGAATTTGCAAAAGAAAAGGGCTATATTTAAGGGGGAAACGGAAATGACGCTGGGCGAGCTGAATGATTATTATCTGTTACAGGATATGATAGCTGAGTGCGAGGAAAACATAGCAAAAGCCGAAGCACGGCTATACAGCTCGCCTCGGTTTGATACAAACATTGCTTCAAAGAACCCTTCGCCGCAGAACCGAGTTGAAAATGCTTACATCGATATAATCTCTAAAAAAACCGAGCTTTGGGCAAAAAAGGAAAAATATGAGAGGCAGAAAACTCTCGTCGAACAGTACATAAACAATATCGACGAGCTTTTTGTGCGTCGAATATTTGAAAAACGATTTTTGCAAAAGAAGCGCTGGAGCGAGATAGCCGATGAACTCGGAGGACAGAACACCGCCGGCAGCGTAAGCAAAATATGCTATCGCTATATTGAAAAATATCCGAACGGATAAGAATTCCCGCTCTGTTACGGAGCGGGGAAAGATTATTGTTCATGCGGCGGTGTCAGTAGATCGTCCAACTTTAGTCCGAGAACATCGGCGATTTTAAGCGCGTTGGACACCAGACAGTCTCCGCGCTTTTCAAGGTCTTGTATTGTTCGTCGGGAAATGCCCGTAAGCTCGGACATTTTCGGCACGGATATTCCTGCCTTTTGACGGTGTTCTTTGATATAAAGCATATCGCACCTCACTTGATGAAAAAGAACCAGATTACTCCGACTATTGCGATCAAAGTAATCACAATATCGAAAACGATAAGTGCCAGCTTTAAAATATCTTTTTTCATAAATCACTTGACTTCCTTTCCGAAATATGATATACTTTCATCAGGGAGGGTTGCCGCCCTCCCCTTTGAAAGCGGAACGTTTAGAAGAACGTCCCTTTAATGACCGCCCAAATCGTTCCCGCTGTGATGAGCAACTTTAAGATTTGGGTCAGGAGCTTGTCGATTTGCTTTAGCATTTCGGTAAGCTCCTTTATTTTTTTGTCCAATTTTATCACCTCCCCTCTATGATTATATTATAGCACATTTTAACGTGCTTGTCAATAGTTTTTTGAAAAAATTTTTATAATTTTGTACCAAATGTCCAACAAGTCGCACGGAAAATATGTTAAAATAAAAATGCAGTTAAACACTCCTTGATCTCCGCGCTCTCGCCCGAGCGCGGAACAAATGAGGAGGATTTTTTATGCGTAAAAAGGAAACAAAGGCAGCCGATTTGCAGGTAATTTCAATGCCGCCCGTAAAGGAGTACCTGACCGCCGTTCAACGTGACGGTACGGAGCTATGCGCGAAAGAGGTATATAAGCGCACGGTGGAATGGCTGAAAGCTCAACATTGCGAAAATGTGATATCTGAGCAGATCATTGAAGAATATTCAATGGCGGTAGCGCGTTGGGTACATCTGGAGCAGATGATCTCGAAATACGGCTACATAGCGAAGCACCCCACAACGGGCGCGGCAATACCGTCGCCGTATGTAGCTATGGCTCAAGGATATTTAAAGCAAATATCGGCGATCCGTGCCGAGATGAATCAGCTGATCAAATACAACCGTCCCGTAACGTCTGACTTTATGCGGGAGGTGGTCTACGGTGGATAAAACTCCCGAATACTATCTTGCCGATATCTCCGAGCTGTTGCCCTACGCGCGGAACGCACGCACTCATTCGCCCGAGCAAATAGCGCAGATAGCCGCGTCGATCAAGGAATTCGGATTTCTCGCGCCTGTTGTCATTGCCGAGGATAACACGATACTGTGCGGTCACGGGCGCTTCTACGCGGCGCAAAAGCTTGGATTGACGAAGATACCGTGCGTTAAGGAAACGCACCTCACAGAAGCACAGCGCCGCGCGTATATCATCGCAGACAATAAGCTGTCGCTGAACGCGAGCTGGAACGAAGAGCTCCTTGCTGTTGAGCTTACCGATCTTCAGGGAGATAATTTTGATCTTTCACTGCTTGGTTTTGATGATAATGAGATCGCCGACCTTTTTGCCGAGGAAAAGAAAACGGGAGCGGCTGATGATGACTTTGACCTCACCGCCGCGTTGGAACAGGCGGCATTCGTACAGCCGGGAGATATCTGGACAGTAGGCAGACACCGCGTAATGTGCGGCAGCGCCACAATCGCGGAAGACGTGACCGCCCTTATGGACGGGAAAAACGCAAATCTGATAGTCACGGATCCGCCATACAATGTGTCGTTTAAGTCGTCGAGCGGCTTGAAGATACAAAACGACTCTATGGGCAGCGAGGATTTCTACAACTTTTTGAAAGCGGCATTCGACAATATGGCGGCACATCTGGAAAAAGGCGGAGCGGCTTACATCTTCCATGCCGATACCGAGGGCTTGAATTTCCGTAAAGCCTTTGTCGATGCGGGCTTTCATCTGGCGGGCGTGTGTATCTGGGTTAAAAACGCGCTCGTTCTCGGACGTTCCGACTACCAATGGCAGCACGAGCCTATTCTATATGGCTTTCTCAAAAACGGCAAGCACCGCTGGTACAGCGACCGCAAGCAGACAACGATCTGGAACTTTGACAAGCCCAAGCGTAATGAGAACCACCCGACAAGCAAGCCGCTCGAACTGCTTGCGTATCCGCTCTGCAACAGCTCACAGGAAAACGCTATCGTGCTTGACACCTTCGGCGGGAGCGGCTCAACGCTTATGACCTGCGAGCAGATGAACCGCACATGTTACACAATGGAGCTAGACCCGAAATACGCGTCCGTTATCCTGCGGCGGTATGTCGAGTACACCAAGCGCCCCGAGGACGTGTTCGTAACGCGCGGCGGCGAGAAAAAACCGTACTTCGACCTCGTCAAGGAGGTGGAGCGCGGTGAGTGATCTTACATTAGGCTCACTGTTTGACGGGAGCGGCGGCTTTCCTCTTGGCGGTATGCTTGCCGGGATAAAGCCGCTGTGGTCGTCGGAGATAGAGCCGTTTCCTATTCGCGTAACGGAAAAGCGCCTACCCAATGTGCAGCACTACGGCGATATAACCAAGTTGAACGGCGCGGAGCTGCCGCCCGTGGACATCATCACATTCGGTTCGCCGTGCCAAGACCTGTCAGTAGCCGGCAGACGGAGCGGCTTGACGGGTTCGCGTTCGGGACTGTTCTTTGAGGCAATACGTGTAATAAAAGAAATGAGAGGTGCTACAAATGGAAAATATCCGCGATATATCGTGTGGGAGAATGTCCTCGGCGCGCTCTCCTCGAACAAGGGCGAGGACTTCCGCTGCGTCCTCGAGGAGATCTGTAAAATCACAGACGAAAGCGCCGATGTTCCTAGACCTCCGAAGTGGCAGACCTCGGGAACGATCGTGGGAGACAGCAGCTCGCTCGTCTGGCGCGTCCTCGACGCTCGTTTTTGGGGAGTGCCCCAGAGAAGAAAACGTATCTTTCTTGTCGCAGATCTTAATGCACGCGGCGCCGGAAAAATATTATTTGAGTCGGAGGGCGTGTCTGCATATTCTGCGGAGCGCTTCCGCGCATGGCAAAGAATTACCGCCGCTGCTGAAAACCGCTCTCGAGCGGCAGGCGGAGCGGCTCTCGTCTTTGAAAACCACGCGCAGGATTCGAGAGTAACCGGTCCGCTTGATGTCGCGCCGACGGTTAGTGCGTCATACGGAACGGGAGGAAATAATCAGCCGTTCGTATTAAACTGCTATGACGTGCGGTTTACCTCCGAGGGAACGAAGAACGTTCGCGCGAATGTCTACAAGACCGATACCGCGCGTACTCTTGATTGCAGCGGCAACTCTCCCTACAGAAATCAAGGCGGACTTGCGGTTGTGACATACGGCATTGACCGAGCAGCTTTCAATCAAGGAAAAAACGCGCTTTATGACTTTGCGGTCGAGCGGGAGACCGAGCCGACCATTGTCGCCAAAGGTCCGGGAGCAGTCGCGATGCCGACATACTCCTCGAGTCATACGTCGTTCTTTACACATATTCCCAAAGAAGTGGCGAACGCTCTCACCGCGACGGATTATCAAAATCCGCCGATTGTGAACGACTTTGACGTTGACTATATCGTGCGCCGCCTAGCTCCGACCGAATGCGCCCTTTTGCAGGGCTTTCCGGATTGGTGGTGCGCCAATCTGGGAACGGACGAGCCGACCGATGAGGATATCGAACGCTGGCGCAGGATATTTGAGGAGCATCAAGCGGCTGTCGGCAAATCCGGCAAGCCTAAAACAGACAAACAGATCATTAAGTGGCTTAGCAAGCCTCACAGTGACAGCGCGGAATATAAGCTCTGGGGGAATGGCGTAGCGCTGCCATGCGTATTCTTCGTGCTGGCGGGGATAGTTTGGTACAATTCCGACAGTGTTTTGTGGGAATGTTTGTACACTAATGACGTTGATAATTCCCCCGCTTTGAGTTAATATGTGAGTACATCAAGAAAAGGAGGTTTTACTGTGATCATCAGTTACAATCAAATCGGAGCGGCTAGAAAGGTGTTTGCTAAAACTATTGCGGAGCTGCTGAACACCGGGCTTAAGTATCTCGGAGCGCCGACAATGGCATATCAAATCGGTGAATACATCGTTACCCTCGGCGGCGATCTGGAATATCCCGACAGCATGGACGGTACGGAACTTGTCAAATCGCTTGAGGAGCGCGGATATTGCGCTGTAAGAGCTTGGAATGAGGACGGCGTAGAAGTTATCCCACAAACGCCAAAAGCCGCACAGAGCGCAAATTTCGGGCTTACGGTGGAAATGCCGAAAGAGAGCGTCAATATAGAAAACCTCAACAATCTGCTCACAGCTAAGGGAGAACTGATAAAAAAGGCGCTCGAATTAGACACAATGCAAATCGAGCACACCGAAAGCACGATAGAATTTCCATGGTTCGACCGTCAGCTCTCGCCGGACGAGTGCCGGGCATACACGCATTTCATAGCAGAGCTTTGCAGGCTATCCGTTAACTCCAAGCGGATAAGCCCTAAGCCAAAGCCGATAGTTAACGAAAAATACGAGTTTCGGTGTTTTTTGCTTCGGCTGGGATTTATCGGCAAGGAATATAAGGACGAGCGGAAAGTGCTGCTGAAAAACCTTGAGGGTTCGGCGATATTCAAAACACCTAAACAGCCGTCATAATATACACAACATTCCCCCGAAATGTTTGTGTACATATCGTATTGCTATATTCTTCGAAAAGAGTTAATATACAGTCACGAAAACGAAAACAACACTTTTGGGAGGACAAAACAATGAAAAACACCGAAAAGCAGATCGCGGAGATCAAGAGCCAGACCATAGGAGTAGAGGTTGAAATGAACAGCATTACGCGCGAAAAAGCGGCAAGGGTCGCCGCCGAGTTCTTCGGAACGGGGCACAGCGAAGACACCTCACTCCGAAACGGGTACCGCGCCTGGAGCGCATGGGATGCGCAAGGAAGAGAATGGAAATTTCAGTACGACTGCAGCATTCAAGGCGATGAGGATAAAAAATGCGAACTGGTTACCTCGATTCTGAATTACAGCGATATTGAGACCTTGCTGGAGCTTATCCGCAGACTGCGCAAGGCGGGCGCGAAGAGCGACGCGACAAGGGGCTGCGGAGTACATATTCACATCGGAGCGAATGGGCACACAGCGCAAACCCTGCGCAACCTCGCGAACATAATGGCGAGCCACGAGCGGCTTCTCGCAAGCGCCTTAAAGCTCGACAGCCGCAGAATGGCACAATATTGCAGAGTGGTCGACGAGCGCTTTCTGAACGAGCTTAACCGCAGGAAACCGCTCACCATGGCAGGTTTGGCGGACATTTGGTACGGTTCACAGAATGCGAACTACGGCAGGGACGAGCATTACAACAACAGCCGTTACCATATGCTTAACCTCCACGCGACATTTACAAAGGGCACGGTCGAGTTCAGACTCTTCCAATTTGACGCGCCGAGCAGCGGCAAGCAGAACGGACTTCACGCGGGACAGCTTAAAAGCTACATTCAGCTTTGCTTAGCGCTCAGCGCATTGGCAAAGAACGCGAAAAGCGCCTCGCCAAAGCCCCAGCAGACCGAAAACCCCAAATACGCAATGCGGACTTGGCTGCTCCGCCTCGGTTTCATCGGCGACGAGTTCAAGACCGCCCGCGAAACATTTACAAAACGGCTTGACGGCGACAGCTCATTCCGCAGAGAGCGCACGGCTTGACCCGGACCGCCCGCTTCGGCGGGCTTATGGCGGTAGAGGAATGGTTGAACGTCCTCGGAAAGGTGGAATTACAATGAAAAGATTATATCTGGCTTACGGCAGCAATCTGAACATTCGGCAAATGCGTTTCCGCTGCCCGGGAGCAAAAGTTATCGGAACGGCGGAGATACGCAACTACGAGCTGTTGTTCAAGGGTTCAAAGACAGGCGCATATCTCACGATAGAGGCAAAGCGCGGCGGCAAAGTACCAGTTGCGGTGTGGGAAGTGAGTGCTGATAACGAAAAAGCGCTTGACTGTTACGAGGGTTTTCCGACATTCTACTACAAGAAGGACATGAACGTTAACGTCAGGCGCACTGACGGAACAGTTGAACGGCTGGCGGCTTTTGTGTATGTTATGCACGAGGAGCGCCCGCTCGGAATACCGACAAAGGCATATGTTGACTGCTGCCGCGAGGGTTACGAGGCTTTTGGTTTTTCTATGAAGTTCCTTGACGCGGCAATAAAAAGGAGTGATAAAAAATAACAAAAGACGGAAAGTTGTCTCAAATGTCTAACATGTCTCATAGAAGATGTGATATAATATAATCGCGAAATTGAATATTTTTAAGGCTCAGCCGTTTATAACGCGGCGTGAGCCTTTTTTGTTGGAGGAGGAAAGTGTATGCCATATAAAGCAAAGCGCCCTTGCGGTTATCCCGGGTGTCCGAGAACGACCAACGGACGATACTGCGATGAACATGAGCGGCTTGTTAACAAGCAGTACGAGCAATACGGCCGAGATCCCGAAACTTCGAAGCGTTACGGAACTGCTTGGAAGATCATCCGTAAGAGATACATTGCCGCTCACCCGTTGTGTGAGGAATGTCTCAAGCACGGCATCGCCGTACCTGCCGAGCACGTTCATCACATCATACCTCTGACAGACGGCGGCACAAACAACGAGAGCAATCTCATGTCACTATGCAAGCCGTGCCACTCCCGCATACATATGAAAATGCGGAGGGGAGGGGGAGGTTAAATCTCTGCACCTTTGATGTCTGACAACGTATGTCACCCAAAGACGTGCGTGAATGTGAAATCAAAGGGGGTATTAACCCTTTTTATCGTATAGGCAGAACGGAGGGCGATAAAATGGCTAAGGACGGCACTCGGCGAGGCGGCGCACGAACCGGATCGGGGCGGAAATCAAACAAAATGCCGCCGCCTTTGATTGATTTTAATGCTGTTTGCGAGACAAAAACCGAGGAAAACGATTCCGATATGGATAAAAAAAGCGCTCCAAAAGGGCAAAACAAGGCGGGAAAAGCAGCAAAAACGGTCTCAAAATCAAGCAAGCGCAGCACCTTTAAGGCAGCAGCTTCCAAAACAAAGACCGAAAAAAGCCCGTTTGCCGCGTCAAAATCGCGGAAATCCGCTGCGAAATCAACCGTCAAAAATGGAAATGCGGACATTCCGGAGCTTGTGGGCGCGGACGTTCCTCCCGTTGACGATTTCCTGCGCGCACAGCAGCAATGCCAAAAGGATCTGAAAGCGGAACAGATCTACTCGCAGACCATGAAATGGCTTGCGGAAATAAAGTGTGCCGGAATTGTCTCAAGGCAGCTTGTGGAGCAGTATGCTATGTCGGTTGCGCGGTGGATACAAACCGAGGAGCTTATATCCGAATATGGTTTTCTTGCCAAGCACCCCACGACCGGACAGGCTATCGCTTCGCCATATGTGCTTATGTCGCAGAATTATATGAAACAGGTCAATCAGATCTGGTATCAGATATATCAGATCGTGAAAGAAAACTGCGCCGCCGGTATTGCGGAGGTTTCCGATGATCCCATGGAGATGCTGCTAAGACAGCGTGGTGGATAACATTCAATTCAGACCTGCAAATAAAAGTCAAGGGGTTTAATAAAGAATTCACCCAATTTTCACAATAGCCAAAAAGGCATAACAAAAGCGCCGCCGAAAAGGAAATTTTTTAGCGGCTCGAAAACAGTTATGTTTTGTGAATAATCAATCTAACGATTCTTTGACGCGTGCGTAATAAATTCTGAGGAACTTGTTAGCGGCGGCGATCATATAAACCTTGTACGGTTTTCCCTCAGAACGCTTTCGGTCGAGGAATTGGTAAACGGGCTCGTTGGCAGGCTGCTTTTGAAGAAGCACTTGCATGATCATAAACAGAGTTTTCCGCAGCAGCGGAGAACCACGTTTTGAAATGCTTCGGGATTTAACATCGAGTTGCCCGGACTGGTTCGGTGGCGGATCAATACCCGCCATAGCAACGAGCGATTTGGAATGTTCAAAGTGTCTGATGTCACCGATTTCTGCAATCAGTTGAGAACAGGAAATACGACCGACCCCGTATAAATTCATGACAGTCTCGTATTCGGGAAGTGTTGATGCAAGCTTGTCCATTTCACTTCTGAGTGCGGCAAGTGTTTCAAGCGTGGAATTCAGCAACCTTGCGGTCTCCGCAACGATTTTAATAACAGAGTCTGTCATCGGAAGCGTACTGACTTGCGTTCTTGAATAAGCGTGGATCTGCGCGGCTTTTGATTCGCTGTAATTGTAACGATTGGCTTTGCACCAGCTTTTGTATTTGGTTTTGAAAACCGAAGGACAGGGCTTGGAAACGGAATTTAAATGCGGGAATTCGAGAATGAAATCTATCCATTTTTCGTGACCGTCGGATTCCCTTTTGGGAGACGAAAACAAAGTATTGGCATTTGGAAAACAGGAATCAAGCAGTGCGATCAGACTGTTCTTCTGCATGACGAGTATCTTGCTATACTGTGCGTACTGCCTGTTGAGGACTTTAAGCGTTTTGCGCGTATCCTCGACGGGTATGTATTCGCGGAGTTCAAGCCATTTACTGAGGGCGTAATTAGCGATTTTAAACGCGTCCTTTTTATCGGTCTTGACCTTGCGCACGCGGTTTGTATCGTAGCCGTCAATAAGCAAAGGGTTGACTACGCAAACAAATATTCCTGCGTTATGGAGTGCGTTGGCTATGGGTTCATAATATGCGCCTGTGTATTCCATAACGACTTTGGTTTCGCCGGGCAAGAGCTGAACGAGCTCTACGAGCTCGTTCAGCTCTTGCCCGTTATGCTTAACCTTAAAGGGTCCTGCCGCGACAATTCCGGGAGGCTGCATAACAGCGACCATACTCTTGCCTTTGGAAACGTCGATACCTACTGCGTTCATAAAACATTTCTCCTTCGTTTGAATTTGTAATCGGGCGATCCATACTTTGCTCATTACCTATTCTGCCTACTGAGTGATGCGAGCGCATTCGTTTGGCTCTACCTGCAAAATCGAACGCTGTAATGAAAGCATGGATGACGGTCTGAATAACGGGAGCAGTGTCCCAAGGAGGACTTCGTCAGTCCAATTAATGCTTTCATTATAGCTCAAGTAACAAGCGCGTGTAAACCATGGCTGGTTTGTTATGGATTTACCCGACAATTATATTATAGTAGGAGGATAGTATGAATATTATTAAAAAAGGCGATCCCGAGCGGCTGAAGAAAATTAAGCGCTTCAGCTGTGATGCGTGCGGCTGTGTTTTTGAAGCGGAAATGGGCGAGTATGAGAGCGATATGCAGTATAATGAAACCTACTTTTACTGCAAGTGCCCTTGCTGCGGCGAGAGCGCGCAATGTGTAAAAATGCAGAAGATAGGTGAAGTATGAAACATATCGAGGACAATGAACAGATACATCTTTTCGATTGGGCAGCGATGCAGTCGGGGAAATATTCCGAGCTTTCGCTGCTTTTTCATATCCCGAACGGCGGCAAACGCGACGCGAGGGAAGCGGCACGGTTCAAGCGAATGGGGGTAAAGGCAGGCGTTCCCGATTTGTTTTTGCCCGTTCCGCGCGGGAAGTTTCACGGATTGTTCGTAGAACTGAAAGCACCCAATGGAAAGCTGTCCGATTATCAGAAGCAGTGGCTTCAGGAGCTTGCAGCGAGCGGCTATGCGGCTTGTGTTTGCTTCGGTTTCGACGAAGCGCGGCAGGATATTATGAAATATCTCGAGGGAAAATTCTGATTTTGCAATTGCTTGCAAAATATCTGCGCTGTGTATCCATGCATATCCGCACAGATACAGACCGCAGCTATGCTGCAGGCGCTTGGGGCGCGGAACGGACACAGAGTCAACAATTGTTTTTGTCTGATAACTGCTGCGCTCCGAGCGGATTTTAATATTAGGGAAAGGAGATACACGGTGGTGGCGCAATGGCAAAGTACAAGCCGACTAAATTCAAGCTCAAAACGTCGAAATACGACAAGGCGAAAGCCGATTATGCCGTTGACTTCATCGAAAACCTTTCCCACACAAAAGGCATATGGTACGGCAAAAAGTTTAAGCTGCTTGATTGGCAGGAGCAGATAATCCGTGATATTTTCGGTACGGTAAAGCCCGATGGCTATCGGCAATTCAACACCGCATACATTGAAGTCCCGAAGAAGAACGGAAAATCCGAGATCGCGGCGGCAATTGCCTTATTGCTGCTTTGCGGCGACGGCGAACAGGGCGCGGAGATTTATGGTTGTGCATCGGACAGAGCGCAGGCGGCTATCGTTTTCGACGTTGCGAAAGAAATGGTCAAGCTCTGCCCTGCCTTGATGAAACGTTGCATTATATCGGAAAGCAAGAAAAGAATAACATATAAGCCGACAAACAGCTTTTATCAGGTGGTTTCGTCGGAGGTCGCGAGCAAACACGGCTACAACGTACACGGCGTGGTATTCGACGAGCTTCACGCTCAGCCAAACCGCAAGCTGTACGACGTAATGACAAAAGGCTCCGGCGACGCGCGTATGCAGCCGTTGTTTTTCCTTATCACCACTGCCGGCGACAACACCAACAGCATATGCTACGAGGTTCATCAAAAAGCGTTGGATATTATCGAAGGTAGAAAAATCGATCCGACCTTCTATCCTGTGATATACGGCGCTTCCGAAAATGACGACTGGAGCGATCCCAAAGTATGGGCGAAAGCAAATCCCTCGCTCGGAAAAACGATCAATATCGAAAAGGTGAAGGCGGCATACGAATCCGCCAGACAGCAGCCAAGCGAGGAGAATTCTTTCCGTCAGCTCCGCCTTAATCAATGGGTCAAGCAGGCGGTGCGCTGGATGCCCATGGAGATCTGGGATAAATGCGCTTTTGCAGTCGATTGCAAAGGTTTGGCAGGACGCGTATGCTACGGCGGACTTGACCTTTCGACAACAACGGACCTTACCGCGTTCGTGTTGGTTTTCCCTCCCGCCGATGAGGACGACAAGTATCAGATACTGCCGTATTTCTGGGTACCGGAGGAAACGCTTGACCTCAGAGTAAGGCGCGATCATGTTCCGTATGATCTTTGGGCAAGGCAAGGATATATCAAAACCACCGAGGGGAATGTTATCCATTATGAGTATATCGAGAACTTCATTGAAGAGCTTGGGAAGATATACAACATACGCGAGATAGCGTTTGACCGTTGGGGTGCGGAGCACGTTATCCAAAACCTTGAAAAGCTCGGCTTTAACGTTGTCCGTTTCGGACAGGGCTATAAGGATATGTCGCCGCCGACAAAGGAGCTTATGAATCTGGCGCTGAGCCGGCAGATAGCGCACGGCGGTCACCCTGTATTGCGTTGGAATATGGATAATATCTACATTCGCAAGGATCCTGCGGGAAATATTAAGGCGGATAAAGAGAAGTCCACGGAGAAGATCGACGGCGCAGTTGCGCTGATCATGGCGCTTGACAGAGCGCTTAAGCTCGGCGGCGAGCCTGTCGAGAGCGTATATAACGATCGCGGATTGATAACATTTTAAGCAAGGAGTGATACAATGGGATTTTTAAGCAGACTGTTTCGTTCACGCGACAGACCCGAAGAAACGGCAACAGAAACGGCAGCAAACAGCACCAGCGGCTCTGCATATACGTTTTACCCCGGAATGAGCACAAGCGGAAAACGCGTCAACGCGCGAACCTCTATGCAAATGACGGCAGTGTACAGTTGTGTGCGCGTTCTGGCTGAGGGCGTGGCGAGCCTGCCGCTCAATTTTTACGAGCGCACGGAGGATGGCAGTAAACGGAAAGCGGCGGATCACCCGCTTTATTTTTTGCTCCATAACGAGCCGAATCCCGAAATGACGTCGTTTGTGTTTCGGGAAACGCTTATGACACATCTGCTCTTATGGGGCAATGCTTACGCGCAGATCATACGCAACGGGCGCGGCGAGGTTTTGGCGCTTTATCCGCTTATGCCCGACAGAATGGACGTAAACCGAGACGAGGAAGGGCGGCTGTATTATGAATACACGACAAGCTCCGACGACGCGAAAACGCTGGAAAGCGGCACGATACGGCTTTCGCCGCTTGAGGTGCTCCATATCCCCGGATTGGGCTTTGACGGACTTGTCGGGTATTCGCCGATAGCAATGGCGAAGAATGCCGTCGGAATGGCTATCGCGTGCGAGGAGTACGGCGCTAGGTTTTTTGAAAAGGGCGCGGCTCCGAGCGGCGTTCTTGAGCACCCGAGCATACTAAAGGACCCGGATAAGATTCGTGAAAGCTGGCAAAGCACGTTCGGCGGCTCGGCAAATTCCGGTAAGGTCGCGGTTCTGGAGGAAGGTATGAAATACACGCCTGTCTCAATTCCGCCGGATCAGGCGCAATTTCTTGAAACGCGCAAATTTCAGCTTGACGAGATCGCGCGTATTTACAGAGTTCCGCCGCATATGATAGGCGATCTGGAGAAATCCAGCTTTTCAAATATCGAGCAGCAGTCGCTTGAATTTGTTAAGTACACTCTTGATCCATGGATAACGCGCTGGGAGCAGGCAATGGAACGTGCGCTGATACTGCCTTCGGAACGGTCAAAGTATTTCGTCAAATTCAACGTTGACGGATTGCTCAGAGGCGATTATGAAAGCAGAATGAACGGATACGCTATCGCCCGTCAGAATGGCTGGATGTCAGCTAACGATATTCGGGAACTGGAAAATCTCGACAGAATTCCCGAGGAAAGCGGCGGCGATCTGTATCTGGTGAACGGCAATATGCTCCCTCTGAATAAGGCGGGAGCGGCTTATTACAAAGACGAGGAGGAGAACGATTGAAGAAATTCTGGAATTGGAAAAGCACTAATGCTGTCAACGGCGAAACGACTGAGGAAATATCCGAAAGAACGCTGTTTATCGACGGTGTTATTGCCGAGGAAAGCTGGTTTGACGATGATATCACACCGCAGCTTTTCAAGGCGGAGCTTGATAGCGGCACGGGAGATATTGTCGTGTGGATCAATTCCCCGGGCGGTGATTGCGTTGCGGCGGCACAAATATACAATATGCTGTTCGATTACAAAGGCAAGGTTACGGTAAAAGTCGATGGCATGGCGGCAAGCGCCGCGAGTGTAATAGCAATGGCGGGCGACGTTGTGCAGATGTCGCCTGTTGCTATGCTTATGATACATAACCCCTCGACAATAGCCTTTGGAGATCACAAGGATATGCAAAAGGCAATGGAAATGCTTAACGAGGTCAAAGAGAGTATTATAAACGCCTATGAGATCAAGACGGGACTTCCGCGAAACCGGCTTTCAAAGCTCATGGAGGACGAAACGTGGATGAACGCAAAAAAGGCGGTCGAGCTTGGCTTTGCCGATGAAATAATCGGCGGGGACAAGCCCGAAAATTCGGTGATGTTTTCGCAGAGAACCGTAAACAACGCGCTTCTGAATAAGCTGCGCGCTGACGAGCCGAGTAAACCCGGCCGCCGTGTTGACGAGCTTTCGGAGCGGCTGGATTTAATTAAAAAGTATTTTTGAGGAGGACAATTACAATGACACTTATTGAAATGATGGATAAGCGCGCAAAGCACTGGGAGGCAATGAAAGCATTCCTTGATTCCCACAGGAGCGAGAACGGAACGCTCTCCGCCGAGGACGACGCCGAGTATACCAAAATGGAGGCGGAGCTTGAGGCTTACAACAAGGAGTGCAAGCGGCTGGAGAAACAGGAACAGTTTGACGCGGCGCTTTCCAAACCTACGAGCACGCCGATAGTTACGACTCCGTCCGCGCATATGTCCGAAAAGACGGGCAGAGCGTCCGACGAATACAAGGCGGCAGTGATCAACGCGCTGCGTTCCAACTTTCGCGAAATCTCCGACGTTCTGCAGGAGGGCGTCGCGGCAGACGGCGGCTATCTTGTTCCCGACGAATTTGACAAGGAGATCGTTGAGGGCTTAGACGACGAAAATATTATGCGTCAACTCGCGGGGACGATCAAGACCAGCGGTGAGCATAAGATACAGATCGCGGCGGACAAGCCCACAGCGGCATGGGTCGACGAGGGTGAAAAGCTGGAGTTCGGCGATGTGAAATTCGGACAGGTAACGCTTGACGCGCATAAGCTCTCCGTTGCGGCAAAGATCACCGAGGAACTGCTTGCCGACAGCGCGTATGATGTACAGAGCCATTTGACAAATTCGTTTGCAAGAGCTATCGCGAACGCCGAGGAGAACAAATTTCTTAACGGCGACGGAGTAAAAGGACCAACGGGGCTTTTTGATGCGGAAAAGGGCGGCATGGTTGCGGTGACTTCCACATCCAAAACTCCAACAGCCGACAACATTGTTGAGCTTGTTTACTCGCTCAAGCGCCCGTACCGCAAGAACGCGGCGTTTATTATGAACGACACCGTTGTCGCGGCGGTTCGCAAGCTCAAGGACGGGAACGGCGCGTTTATGTGGCAGCCGGCTATGGCGGCGGGAGAGCCGTCTACGCTTATGGGATACAAGGTGTACACCTCGGAATATGCGCCTAAGGATAAGATAGCGTTCGGCGATATCAGCTATTACAAAATCGGTGACCGCGGTACACGCTCTATTAAGCAGCTTCGCGAGCTGTTTGCGGGCGAGGGAATGATTGGATTTGTTATGCAGGAGCGCGTTGACGGTATTCTGACATTGCGCGAGGCGGTACAGATCCTGAAATTTTCACCCGCTGTTGAACCCGCTGCCGTCAACGAAAATGAAACAGCTTAACGCAAAGGGAAGGAGCGCCGTCAATGCTGATTGGACTTGACGAATTAAAGGGCTATCTTCGCATTGACGAAAACTGCGAGGACGAATTTCTGCTGCACCTGAACGAGGCGGCGGAGAGCCTTGTCTGTGACGTCGCGCGGATAGACGATGATGATATAAACGAGAGCGAGCTGTCCGTAATGCGGCTTGCCGTGCTGTTTGCGGCAGCGTATATGTACGAGCACCGCGAGGAGGCGGACTACAAACAGCTTACACTCTCGCTGCGTGCGCAATTGTTCGGAATTCGGCGGGGTGATTGGTTTTGAAGCTAGGGAGAATGCGTTACCGCGCGGAATTTCAGCGGTACACAAGCGATAAGGATAAGGACGGTTTCGTCGCTAAGTGGTGGCAGACCGTCTTTTCCGTATGGGCGGACGTGACCGCCGTTTCGTCGCGGGAATATCTCGCGGCAGATACGGAGACGGCGGAAACGACCGTCAAGATATTCATTCGGTACAATAAGAAGGTTAAAAACACAATGCGCGTGGTGTGCGGCGACAGCATTTACGAGATAAAATCGGTGCTCCACAATCGCCGCAACGACATCACAACGGTCATGGCAAAGGAGTGGACAAATGGCAAAGTGCAGAATGAAACTCCCGGAGGAGACGCTGCTGAAGCTCTCGCGGCTCGGGAAGAACATTGACAGAATATCCGCGGCAATGCTCGAGGACGGTGCGGCGGTGCTGCAGGAGCAAGCCGAGAAAAACCTTTCGGAGGTGGTTGGCAGCGGTACAAAGTATAAATCGCGCTCCACAGGCGGCTTACAGCGGCTTGTCAAACTGTCGAGGGTGTATAAGGTCGCGAACGGTGATTCGCATATCAAGGTCGGCGTGTGGGGGTATTACTACCCGAACGGGAAGAAAACCCCCGCGCCGCTTGTCGCGAACGTTCTCGAGCACGGGCGCTCAAATATGTCGGCAAAGCCGTGGCTCAAGCCCGCGATATCGAAAGCACGGAAAGCTTGTATTGCCGCAATGCAAAAGCGTTTTGATGACGAGGTGAGCAAGCTGTGACGTTAAATGAGCGCGTAATTAACGCTTTATCGCCGCTGAATGTTTCGGTTACCGTTATGGAGAACCCTACGGACAGCGGTGTTTATGATAGATTTATTGTAATCATTCCGACAAGCGATAATTTCGACCTGCATGCGGACGACAAGCCGCTTGCGGGCTCGGAGGAGGCGGAACTTGCACTGTACTGCAAGGGAAACTACCTCGCTTTTCGGGATAAGGTCACGGAGCTTCTTGCTGCCGCCGACATCACTATCACGGGTCGGCGGTATCTGGAGTTTGAAAAGGATACGGACTACCACCATTATATTATCGAGGTGGCAGCGGAGAATTTATTTTAGGAGGATTTTTGTGGCTACTATTGGTTTACGGAATATGGTTTACTCAAAGATCACATTGGACGCGACAACGGGCGAGGAGAGCTACGGCGAAGTAAAAAAGCTCGCTAGGGCGATAACTGCTTCTCTTTCCGTAGATGTTGCGGAGGCAACGCTTTACGCTGACGACAGCGCCGCCGAGACAGCTATGGAGTTTACAGGCGGTACATTGTCGCTTGGCGTTGACGACCTCACTCCCGAAGTACAGGCGGATTTGACAGGCGAGACCAAGAGCGGCGAAGAGGTCGTTTCCTACGGTGAGGATTCGGGCGGTTATGTTGCGGTCGGATTCAGAGCGAAGAAATCCGACGGCACATACAGATGTATATGGCTGCTTAAGGTGAAATTCGGCGCTCCGTCCGAGGAGTATGAGACCAAAAAGGATAGCATTGATTTCAAGACACCGACCATCGAGGGCAAGATAATGCAGCGCACCAAAGCCGACAGCAACGGCAAGCACGCATGGAAACGCTTTAAGGATTGTGATGAGACCGAAGCTCAGAATTATCTGAAGAACGTACCGGGCGAGACAGTACCCGAGACGAAAGCATAACGGGAGGTAACTATGGGAATTGAGAACGAAGCAAAGATCACACTTGGCGGCGAGGAATATCCTCTGTTGCTGTCTACCCGCGCTGTACGCGAGATCGGGAAGAAATTCGGCGGTCTGGACAAGCTCGGTGACGAACTAACAGTAAAGGGTGACACCGACAAGACGCTTGACAATGTGATATGGCTGATAACGCTCTTGGCAAATCAGCCGATTTTGATACATAACCGTACACATCGCGGCGAGGAAAAGCCGCTGCTCACTGTTGAGGACGTGGAGCTTATGACAACTCCCGCCGATCTCGGCGCTGCGCAGTACGCGATAAAGATCGCGCTGGAGCGCGATTCGTTCCGCAGTATCAATTCGGAGAAGTCAAAAAACGTGTAAGCCGTACCGCCTCGCTGTCCGACGAGGCGGTTTTCGAGCGGCTTATTTTTTACGGCGTGACCTTGCTCGGGCGCACCGAAGCGGAGGTCTGGGAAATGAGGATCGGACACCTGCTCGATCAGATAGAGCTTTATAAGCAGTTTAACGGTTTGGCGGAGCCTGTTGTCGAGCATTTTATTGACGATATTATCCCGGACGGGATTTGATATATAAGGGGGAAGTTTTTTGGCTGAAAATGTAGGCGTAGCAATGGGTGTTGAGGGCGAGAGCGAATTCAAGAAATCCATAAAGGACATCAATGCGCAGTTCAAGGAGCTTGCGTCCGAAATGAACCTCGCAACCTCGCAGTTTGAAAAGAACGACAAATCCATCGAGGCTTTGACAGCACAGAACGAAGTGCTCAACAAGCAGATTGACGCGCAGAAAAACAAAATAGAAACGCTCCGCAAGGCGCTGGAGAACGCATCGGAATCGTTCGGCGAGAATGACAGCCGCACCAAAGCATGGCGTACACAGCTCAATAATGCCGAGGCTGAACTGAACGGTATGCAGCGCACGCTCTCCTCCAACAACAAGGCGATCGAGAGTGCAGGAGACGCTTTTGACGACGCGGAGGACGAGGTTAAGGATTTCGCTAAGGAGACCGAAAAAGCCGCAGACACGACCGAGAAATCGAGTTCGCGGTTTGAGGGGCTGGGCGACGTGCTTAAGGGTGTGGGCGCTGCGGTCGCGGCAAGCGCGGCGGCGATAGGTGCGTCCGTTGCCGCTATCGGGGCTTCATGCGTGTCGGCGGGCAAAAAAATCTGGGAGATGTCCAACGACGTAGCGTCAGCAGGCGACGCTATCGACAAGACCTCGCAGAAAATCGGCATAAGCGCGGAAAGCTATCAGGAATGGGGTTATGTTTTCGAGCGCTGCGGCGCAGACGTTGATAATCTTAAAACCGGAATGAAAACGCTTTCCACTGTAATCACAACGGCGGCGAGCGGTTCAGGAGCCTCGGCAGAATCGGCTGCAGCAAAACTTGCGGCTATCGGTTTGTCGATTGACGACCTTGTCGGCAAATCGCAGGACATTCAGCTTGAAACGGTCATCACGGCACTTCAAGGTATGGAATCTGGTTCGGAGCGTACCGCGGCCGCTACTGCGCTGCTGGGAAAATCCGCTGTCGATATGGCAGCGGTACTCAATACCTCTGTCGAAGATACCGCTGCGCTCAAAAAAGAAGCGCAGGATTACGGTATGATAATGAGCAACGACGCGGTAAAAGCCAGCGCCGATTTTGAGGATTGCCTGACGCGGCTGAATAATACTATGGGCGGATTGAAAAACCGTATGATCGGTGAACTGCTGCCCGGGTTAAACGATATTCTGACAGGGCTTGCCGATCTGGCGGTGGGCAACAACCAAGCAGGCGCGGAGATTGAAAAAGGCGTTCAGGGCATTGTGGACGCGTTCGGGAATATCGTTCCGCAACTCACGGTATTGATTACAAAAATTGCCTCCGCTGTGGCGAAAAGCGCTCCGAAGATTATAACCTCGCTTTTTGAGGGAATTTCCTCCGCAATACCTGAACTTGTTCCGCAGGCAGCCCAAATAATCGAGCAGATCATTTCGTCACTGCTTGATATGACTCCACGTTTTTTTGAGGTCGGCAAAGAGATACTGGGCGGAATAGTTTCGGCGATTTCGGGGAATGTCTCAAAAATTACCGACATTGCGCGGAAAATTATTGAGCAATTATCAAGTGGCATTTCGGAAGCTTTCCCCGTACTTGTGACTAGTGCGGGACAGCTGCTCTCGGCAATTGTTCAAGGTATAACCGACAACCTTTCCGGTATAACGCAGGCGGCAATGGACATTGTTACAACTCTTGCGGATAAAATATCCGACGCGCTGCCGGCGCTTATCCCGACAGCGGTCGATGTGCTTTTGTCAATCGTTCAGGCGCTTATTGATAACGTAGACGAGCTTATTTCGGCGGGTTTACAGATCATTGAGGGCTTAATCGAGGGTATTCTGAATGCGATACCTGTGCTTACGGAGAAGATACCCGTTATAATAACCGCGATAGTTAACGCGATAACAACCTCGCTGAACGAAATCCTGACCGTTGGAAAAGAGATCATCGAAACTTTAATAAGCGGTTTGAAACAGGCGATACCCAACTTGCTCGGAATGCTCCCGACTATCATTGATACGCTTATCGGCGCGTTCACGGAAAGTCTTCCCGATATTATTGAATTGGGAATGTCGCTCATTACCGCATTGATCGAGGGACTGACCGATGCTTTGCCGCAAATCGCAAAGGAGATTCCGAAAATTATCACTTCCATTGTGAACGCGGTTACCAAAAATCTAAAGGGGATTTTAGATGCCGGGGCAAAGATACTTAACGAGCTGATTAACGGCATAACGGCGGCGATACCGCAGCTTGTACAAATGCTCCCGACTATCGTACAGACGATAATCACGGGCATTACCGAAAATCTGCCGACTATATTACAGCTCGGGATTGAACTGCTTATGTCGCTGATAAACGGCATTGTAAGCGCTATTCCGCAGCTTATCGGTATGCTGCCGACAATTATTAACAGCATCGTCACCACGATCACCGAGAATTTGCCCGCGATCATAGAGCTTGGAATACAACTGCTCTTACAGCTTATCGACGGCATTATATCGGCAATACCGCAGCTTATCGAAGCGCTGCCGACGATCATCACAAGCATTGTCACCGCGCTTACGGAGGCACTCCCGCAGCTTATCGAAATGGGTATCACCATAACATTGGAGCTTACAAAGGGCTTGATTGAAGCCATTCCGCAGCTTGTCGAGCGTCTTCCCGAGATAATTGGCGCGATCGTTACCGGATTGTCCGAGGCTTTCCCGAAAATGCTTGACGCGGGCAAGAACCTCATAACGGGCTTGTGGGAGGGCATTAAGTCAATGGGCAAGTGGATAGCGGACAAGGTTACGGAGTTCTTCGGCGGCATTGTTGACGGCGTTAAGGATTTTCTGGGAATACATTCTCCGTCAACGGTTTTCGCGGATATCGGCGACAACATGGCGCTGGGTCTCGGCGAGGGCTTTGAAAACGCTATGGGCGACGTCGGAAAACAGATTGAAAAAGCCGTGCCTACGGATTTCGACTTCAAGGCGAATGTCAACGGAATGGTCGGCGATATGCAGGCAGCGGCGGCAATGCCGAGCAGCAGTGCTCAATACAACAGCATGGCAAAACAGCCCACTGTCGAAAAGTCCGGAGAGCCGCAGCCTATTGTGCTCAATGTCTATATTGATAATGAGTACAAGCAGACCACGGTTGTTGAGAATTACCGCTCCGGAGAGACGGTTGACTTGTGCATAACCAATGGAAAGAGGGGATAAAATGCTGACTTTGCTGAAAATAGGGGATATGCCGCTGAAGAAGATCCGCGACTACTCTTTCAGCATAACGAAAGTTGACGGCGGTGGCGGCGGAATAACCGAAAACGGCGATGAGATACTGGACTACCGCAGCATTGAAAAAGCGGTCATTTCGGTCACGTTCGCAAATCTGACTATGGCGGAATACACGGAGCTCATGAATTTGCTTACGGTGAAAACGCTCGACCTTACCTATTGGCGCGGCTTTTATAAGACCGTGACGGTTAAGGTAGGCAATCTGGAGTGTGAGCTGCTGAAAAGCGCGAGTTTCCCGAATACCGATAAGAAAAACTATTGGAATGTTTCGACAACGTTCACACAGATAAGGTCGGGGTGATACTATGTATGCTGTGAGTGATGAATATAAAGCCGCCATAGCTCTCCATGACCGCGAATTCAAGCTGACGGCGAACATCTGCCTCCGCGACAAAACGATCCTGACGCTCGGCGACGACGACCTCAACGACAACAGCCTAGCCCAAAGCGACCGTTACGTCAAAGGC